GTGCCATTTCCAGTTGCATAATTACTTGTAGAACACCCTAAAGCATTAGAACTATTACCACCAATTGGAAAATAGCTTTGTAGGTTAGGGACATTAAAATTAGCACCACTACCGCCATAGGTATACCCTATTACTGCATATAATGCAGGGTATGCCGTTGTTGCATATGATGCACCATTACATGGTATATATCCAGGTGGTAAATTTACATTACTTATTAACATTTTTATAGTACCAGTTGTGGATGTTGACACATTATAAACTGTATTATTTATGTCTATCGTTGGTATTGCTGTAAAATTTGTATTTGATGTGATAGTGGGGACACTTAACTCTCCAGTTAATGTTATTGACGGACCTTGCATCAGACCTGTAAATATAGGGTTTAATACAGTTAAAAAGCCTGAATATGCGGATTGGACAAAGTCCAGCACATATTGAAGGTTAGCAATATATGCGGTATTAGTTTCTGTGATACTTTGGTCTTGAGCACTGCTATTGCTAAAATAAATTCCCTCGAGCCTTCTTTGCGATAAAGCACTTCTATAGGACATTACAAAACGCACTGCGTAGCGGTCGCTTTTGGGTAAAGCCTTTTTATAAAAGGCTTAAAGATAATCTTATATTAAAAAGATTATATTAGATTTCGATATTATCTTTTTGAGAAATACTTTACTATGCAATCGCACATATACAATATTTTACGGCTAAATATGGAGGGCTTACATTTACTCCATTTAATCCACTAATCGGGTCAATTGATTGTATATTAGTTCCAGTTGATTCAAAAGTCATACCTGTGCTTGCGTAAGCAATACTTGTACCTACTAAAGAAGTACCCTCTTGAGCAATTGGAAAATCAATGGGCTCAAGAGGGTTAACCGATGTATATACAGTTGTATCTTTTGAAATACTAATTCCGTGAGAATGTGATGGGTCTGTAATTGTATGATCATGTGTTGGCATATTGGTTAATAATGACACCCCATTGCTATATGAAATAGTTTCTGTATTAGTTGCCCCAGATTGGCCATTTCCGTATACAAAATTACTTGTGGGGGTTCCATTTACCGAAGTTGAATTTGCCCCAATTGGTATATATGATTCAAAATTTGGCACATTAAAATTATAATTAGAGCCGCCATAAGTATAGCCAATTATATTAAATAAATCTGGATAATCTGCCGTGGCATAACTTGAGCCATCACATAATAAAAAATTTAATGGCAATTCATTTATACACATTTTTATTTCTCCTAATAAATCATAATCGATTGGCTGTCCCTGTATAGTTGGGGATCCTGTAAAATTACATACCCCATCTATAGTTGGAGTCGATAAAGTACTTGATAAGGTAATATTTTCCCCATTCATAATACCTTGAAATATAGGATTGTTTATCGGTAAATAAGTATTATAAATATAATAATTAATAAAATTTTGCACATATTGCAATGACGCAATTAACGATAAATTTGTCTCAGTATTAGATTGCAACTGAGCTGTACTATTAGAGTAAAAAACCCCAGTTAATTCCGTTCTTTGCGATAATGAAGACCGAAATGACATATCGACTTTTAAAATATATTTTAATTTTTTTCAATACATTATATATACAATAATATAATAAAGAGAATTTTAGTAAAAGATTAATCATGTCAAGAACTCTTTACAAAGGAAATTTTGTTCATAATCAATTAAAATATGTTGCAGATGAAAGTCTTCCTGATAGTAGTCAATATTATCAGGATTCCGCAACAAACTTACGAAATATAACAAGTATCGGATTTCACGATGGTTCTACATTAACAACAGCAACTGGGGCACAAGGTGCGACAGGAGCAACAGGAGCAACTGGGGCACAAGGTGCAACAGGAGCAACTGGGGCAACTGGTTCAACTGGACCACAAGGAATTGCCGGCTCTGCTGTTAATACTGGAGCAACTGGCCCCACTGGATCAACCGGCCCTACTGGTATGACTGGGCCTGCTGGTCAAGATGGTACAAATACAAATACTGGCGCAACTGGTGATACTGGGAGTACTGGGCCAACTGGGAGTACTGGACCAACTGGTGATACTGGCCCAACTGGAGATACTGGAAACACAGGATATACTGGCGACACCGGATGCACAGGATCTACTGGAGACACTGGGCCAACTGGAGATACTGGCCCAACTGGAGATACTGGAGATACTGGAGCTACTGGAGAGACTGGGCCAACTGGAGATACTGGCCCAACTGGAATGACTGGAGATACTGGTGCAACTGGAGATACTGGTGCAACTGGGGCACAAGGTAATCCGGCCGATGCCAGTTTGTGGTCGACTTTTCCAGCAACAACGACTCTAAATATTTCTGGATATGATATTCGTTATATTGATTCTCTATCCGCAAATAATATTTTAGTGCAATCAGATATTACAGTTGATCGTTCCACTACTGGTCTTACTAATTTACCGCCAATTATAGTAGGAACACTCACGAGTGTTGTTTTTGAGTATCCTCCAGAATTAGATACTTTTGGTATAGTATATGGAGTTTATAATAATCCAGTTCAAGTATTATTCCCCGCTGGTGTTTTTATAACTGGAATAACCTATTATGCAAGGGCAACAAATGGCCAAACATTAGAAATTAGAGAAACAAGCAATCCAGCGGACCCTCCATTAGATTGTAGTGTTTTTACCGCTGGGCAAATACCTTTTGCTTTTGTGGTCGCCTCTCCAACAATTCAAACGGCATTTTTGAGTGATGTGATGACAATTACGACTGAAACTGATGTGAGTATATTATCGGCAACTGATTTAACTTTTAATGGGGTATCAGTAAAGGATATTAGTGTCTCAACAGCCTCGGTGCTATTTAGTAGCGATGGCACATCTATAAATGGTAATGCGAATATGACATATTCGTCTTTTGGTACATTAGACCCCACTTTACAACTTGGGTCTGCTCTTTCTTATACACCAACGGTTCAAACTGAAATTACGGCATCCGCAACATATGCCGGGACTTATTCAGCAATAACTACTCAAAATAAGGAATCAACTGGGTCAGTCAATATTTATTTAAGTATGGATAATGCAACTGAAACAAGTCATTACACTGTTCTTGGTTTAAACAATAGTGCATATGTTGGTGCCCCCTATATATCGGAGGCGGTTGAGATGACATATTTAGCAAGTTTGGAAGGTGGTATTAGTATAGTTCCTAATTTTAATGCTAATTCTAACATTTATAATGCAGTCCATCTTGGGTATGCTGGTGGTGCAAAAGCAGTATCTATTTTAGCAGATGGGTCATTATCATTAAATACAGAATATAGTGCTGGCGCATGGACTGGTAATGTTGGAACTGCTGGAGATATTTTAACTTCTGGTGGTGCAGGACAACCAGCCGTTTGGGGTTCAACTATATCACTATTAGGCACTGGGGAGGATAATCAAGTTTTAACTTATAGTAATAATTCTTGTGGTTGGGCTGATCTACCTTCTAATAAAATAAATCAATTAAATATTTATAACTCCCCTGCGGTCTATGCTGATGGAAAACCGCCTTTAACAGTTCCAACTGCATCAAGTAATGCTTCTGGGCAATTTGGTTGGTACTTTAAAAATAGCTTTTCAACTGGAACTAATAAGGTTAACTGGTACCAAGCACCAGACAATGGTATGCTTGTAAGTGATTTATTAGGTTTATATTTAAGATTCTTTAATATTTCTGCTATAAGTACAACCCCAAATGATATGCCATTTATTGCCGTTTATACAAAAACAGATACACTTACTCCTAATTATGCATCATGGTATAAATCAAGAATGGTTTATATTCCTAATTTTATCCCTACGGCAAATACAAATTATACAACATTTAGAAATATATCTGGAACTGCTCCTGATCCAAGTTCTTATGCATCAAGTTTACAATTAATGATTAATAGCACAGTTGCACCAAATCCAGCTGGAACATATGCATCCACAGAAGAAGTATTATTCTTTGCAATTTCAACATCATCATCATCAGTTATTAATTGCACTGAATTTATATTACAAAAATTCGGAATAATTACTGCAGATGGAACCCAAGAATTTAATTACATGCCTGTATCGCCATTGCCATAAATCTCACTCCGTAGAGCGGTAAAAGATTAACTGATTAATAATTATTTTTTTTTGTTTATTAGTATACATATACAGAAGAAAGAAAAGATGCCTTCCCTTTTGAGAAACATAAATCGCGGGTATTATAAGGAAAATGGAATTAAAAAAGAATCCGGTGCGATGATGGCAATTATTGAGAGCAATTTAAAGAAAAAAAATGCAGATGCTGAAGCACAAGAAAAACCACTTGACGGCGGTGCAGTAAAGCGACAATTAAAGAAATTCAACAAAACAATCAAGTCAAAGAATGATATTTAAATAATTAAATAAATCAATATAAAAAATATATTTATATAACATTGTTTTTTTGAAAAATGAGCTTCAATTATGAACACGAGGGATTTCCGATTGCAAAAATTGTAAGAGAGGGTGAAAAAGGCAAAGGGAAAAAAAAGAAAGACGTTGAAATATTCATAGATGAGCATTCAGGCGCGCAAAATAACTACCCATCATTACATTTAAAATCTGGGGAAAAATTCCAATATATCCCTGATGAAAATAAAGAGAGATTTATTTCTTATATTTGTGGGGCAAGTGGGTCGGGTAAGAGTTATTTTGCGAGCGATTTAGCCAATGCATATAAAAAACAAAATCCACAGAATCCAGTATATTTATTATCTTATGTTGATAGTGATAGTAGTATTGAAAGAGTTAAAGATATTGAAAGAATTAAATTAGATAGCGACTTTCTTACCACGGATTTAAATGCTGAAGATTTTGCAAACTCCTTAATTATTTTTGATGATTGCGACTGTATAACAGAAAAAAAAATGAAATTAAAATTAAAAGATTTATTAGGTAAATTACTTAATACTGGAAGGCATGCTGCTGCATCAGTAATATATTTAAGTCATATTGCATGTGGTGGTCTTGAAACTAAGGGTATATTAAATGAATGCCATAGTTTGACATTTTTTCCTGCAAGTTTGGGTGGAAGGTCTAGAAATTATTTATTAAATCAATATCTTGGATTTTCAAAAAAACAAATTGAAGCAATTGATGATATCCCAGGGCGAGCCATTACAGTCGTTAAATCATATCCTATGATTATTGTATCAGAAAAAATGATATGCCCAGTTAAAATGCTGGGTAGGGCTTAGTCATCCCCAAAATTAAAATTCATATTTGGTATAGTTCGCTCGCCTTTATATTTTGTCGTCAGTATTTCCATTCTTCTAAAAATAATATCATATATTTGCTGTGTTGTAGAATCATCAAATTTATCTAACCTAATAGCAACTCTAGACGGCAATGTTATTACCTCA